GGACTACGACATACAGGTGCTGGACCCCGGATACTCGGAGAGCATGGCAAGGGCGCGCAACGACATGTACCGGCAGCTGGTGCGCCAGTGGTACGCGCTTCACCTATCGCAAGAGAGCGTGGACGCGAGGCAACACGCGCGCCGCCAGCGTCTCGCGGCCCTTGGCTTGCGTTCCATGCCGTCTTCGGTGCCTTCGTCGCGGCCGGAATGGTGATTTTTTAAGCTCGCGGCGCGAAGAAAGACCCCGCGCCCAGTTTTTTCTCCCCCCAACACGGGAGGAAAAACGGCCCGAAAACGTTGGAATATCAAGGAAAAGAAAGGATAAAGAGAAATGAGCCAAGAAACGTTCGACCTGTTCACCGATACCACCGGGCGGCACGTCGGGCAACAGGAAAAGGCCACCCGCCGGCTGATCGAGAGCCTTACCGAGCGTTCGGGCGGCGACCTTGACCCCTTCGCCACCACCTTGTGCGCCAGCCTGTTGTCACTTGCCCAGAACATCGACACACAGCGCAACGCCGGCAAGGAGATCAGCCGCAACATGAACACCTACCTGGACAACGTGCAGCGCCTTCAGGACATGTACCCGCCCGAACCGAAGGTGGACGAAGACGTGGCCGCCTATCTGGCCGAGGCGAAGGCATGACACCGCCGCCGAGTATGCGGGCCGGTACGCGCCGCGACCCCTCGCGCCGAACCGACGGCGACGTGGTGGCGAAGACCGCCGAACTGTTGGGCAAACCGTTGTTGCCGTGGCAACGCTACGTCGCCGACGTGGCCGGCGAGATCGACGAAACGACGGGCACTTACCGGTACGACACCATCGTGCTTACCACGCCGCGCCAGTGCGGCAAAAGCACGTTGATAGATACCGAGGACACGCGCAACGCCCAGTTGGGCAAAGACCGAAAGATATACTATCTGGCACAGACGGGCAAGGACGCCGAACAGCATTTCAAGGACTATGTGAAGCAATTGCACGCCAGCCGGCTTGGCCCGCTGGCCCTGAAGCCGCGTCTGAGCAACGGCGGCATGGAACAGCGTTTCGTCAACGGCAGCTTCATACGCCCTTTGGCCGTCACGAAGGTTGCGGGCCACGGCGTGCAGATGGACAAGTTCACATTGGACGAGGCGTTTAGCCTTACCGAAGAGGCCGGCTATATGATCTTGGACGGCTTGGGGCCGACCATGAACACCCGCTTGCGCTTCACCGGCGTGCAACCACAGATGTGGATTACATCGACCGAAGGCGCGGCCGATTCGACGTTCTTCAACAGCCTGTTGGACGGCTTGCGCGCCGGCGACGTGCCCGAGCGCACGGCGTGGTTCGACTTCGGCTTGCCCGACCACGAAGACCCCGAAGACCTCAAGGCCGTGGCACGCTGGCACCCGGCCGCCGGCCTGTTGTGGGACTTGCGCCAGTTGGCCGACTTCCGCCAGCAGTTCGGGGACAACAAGGCCGGTTGGGCGCGAGCCTTCGCCAACCGGCGCGACGTGGGCATAGCCGAGCGCGTCATAAACGCCGACCTATGGGACGCCACCGCTTGCGAGCCGATAGCGCCCGGCGACTTGGCCGGCCGGCCGGTGGTGTTCGGTGCCGCCGTGGACGTGGACGCCACCCACACGGCGATTAGCGCCGGCATCAAGGAACCCGACGGCACGGTAACGGTCCAGTTGCTCAAGGTGCTGGACGGCACCGGCGCGGCACCCGGCGAGATCACCAGACTGTGCGCCACCTACGACGCGCCCTTGTGCATGGACTCGCGCGGCCCGAACGGAGACCTGTGCGACCGCTTGAAAGCGCTGGCCGACATCAACGGCGACCCCGCTGTGCGTTTCGTGGACATGCAAGCCGGCGACTTCCTCAGCGTGGGCCAAGCGTTCGTGAGCGGCCTCGAAAACGCCACCGTCCGCCATGCCGCCGACGCTGAGTTGGACGCCAGCGCGGCGAACAGCGCGCGCACATGGAGCGGCGACGCTTGGCGCGTGTCAAGGCGCGGCAGCACCGGCCAGACATCGCCGCTTGAAAGCGCCATGCTTGCCGCGTGGGGCGTCTCGCACCGGCCCGAACCAGAAGGGCCGTTGCAAATATTCTGACCATGTACGGCTGTGGCGGGCAATGGCGCGCGCCACTCGCCACGGCCATGCGTGAGCGCGCATGATGTGTCGCATGAACGACTTCGGTTTTTTTCAGCGGCTCCGCTTCGCCGGCAAGATCATCACGCGCGGCGTGGCCGCCGTGGACGACATACCGGCCGAGATAATGCCGCCCAGCCGCACGGCCGCGTATGACCCGCTGCAACTGTCCACCGTGTTCCGTGGCGTTCAGGTGCTCCAGACCGCAATCGCCGGCTTGCCGTTGCATGAAGTGCGCGGCGGCGTGAAGCTCAACACGCTTACGTCCATCGTTGACCGCCCGGACGCCAACCGAAGCCGCCGCGACTTCATTAGCGACATCGTGGCAAGCCTGTGCTTGGACGGCAACGCCTTCATTCGCAAGCTGAGGTATGGCAATGAAGTGGTGTCGTGCCAAGTGCTGCCGCCTTCGCTGGTGACTGTGCGCGACGATGGCCGCGACCCGGCCGCGCCGGTGCTTCGCTATTCGTATCTTGGCCGCGAGTACACGCCCGACGATGTGACCCACCTGAAGTTCCTGAACGTGCCCGGCCGTTTGCGCGGCCTTGGCCCAATTTCGGCGGCCCGCGAAGAGGTGGAGGGCGCGAAGATGGCCCGCGACTACAAGGCCCGGTTCTACACCGATTCTTCCAACGTGAAGGGCTATCTGAAGAGCGACCAGAAGATCACCCCGGATAGCGCGAAACAGGCGAAGGACGATTGGGGCAAGGCCGGCAAGGCCGGGGACATCAAGGTGGTTGGCAGCAACCTGACCTACGTCCCGCTCGACATGAAGCCGGCTGATTTGCAGTTCCTCGAAACGCAGAAGTTCGATACGACGCAGATCGCGCGTCTTCTTGGCATTCCCGCCAGCATCATGCTGGCCGCCGTCGATGGCAGCAACCTGACGTACAGCAATATCGAGCAGTCGTGGATTGAGTTCGCCGACTACACGCTGGCCGCCTACACGGGCGAGATCGAGGAACTGTTATCTGGCCTGTTGCCGCGCGGCCGAACCGTGCGGTTCGACTGGGATAGCAGCCGGCGCGCCGATATGGCCGACCGCTACAACGCCTACAAGACCGCCATCGGTTCCGGTGGGCTCACCGTGGACGATGTGCGGGAACGCGAGGGCTTGCCGCCGCTGGCACCCGAACAGGCGGCCGTTATTCAACCGATTGGAGGAACCACAAATGGGCAATGAGCATGACGAAAGGCTTATGGAGACGCGCACGCTCAACGTCACCGGCCTACAGTTGCGCGACGCCGGCGAGAGCGGCGACGGCATGACCTTGGAGGGCGTGGCCGTGCCATTCGACCAACGGTATGCCCTGTGGTGCGATTACGCCGAGATCATCGACCCCGATTGCGATTTTGGCGACCGCCGCACCGTGAAGGTGAGCCGGGAGCATGGCGAGCTTATCGGCAAGCTGACCGACATGCGCCGCGAGGCGGACGGCTTGCACGTCGTGGCGAAGCTGGCCGACACCGAGGGCGGGCGCGAGGCCGCCGAACTGGTGCGCGAAGGCGTTTACGACGGCTTCAGCATTGGATTCAGGCCGGTGGAAAACCGCATTATCGCTTCGGACGATGGCGTTACTGAGGTACACCGCCGCAAGGTGGACTTGTTCGAGGTGGCCGTTACCGGTATCCCCGCCTACCCCGCCGCCGAGATCACCGGCCAGCGCACACAGACCACAACCACAACCAACAAAGGAATGGAGGCACCCGTTATGGGCGACAACACCAACAACGAACAGCGCGATAATGCTGTGAACGAACGCTTGGAGGCGTTCGGGGAGGAACTGCGAGGCATCAAGGCCACCGTGGCCGCCGGTTTCAACGCCGGCAAGCCGGCCGAAATGGGCGGCGAGTTCCGCACCGCCGGCGACTATCTCAAGGCATTGAGCGACGAGCGCGACGCCAACCATACGGCGGCCATCGACCTTATGCGCCAGACCCGAGATCAGATCGTCACCGGCGACACCGGCAACACCGTGGCGTGGATTGCCGACGATCTGCGACTGATCGAGCAGCGCCGCAAGGTGACGAACATCCTCACCCGCGACACGCTGCCGGCCACCGGCATGAGCATGGAATACAACGTGGTGAGCGAGGATACCACGGCCGTGAACAAGCAGGCCGCCGAGGGCGCGGCCCTGAAGTTCGGCAAGGTGAAGTTCGGCACGAAGACGGCCGACATCAACACCTATGGCGGATACACCACGCTATCGCGCCAAGTGATCGACCGAAGCACCACGCCCATGCTCAACACCGCGTTGCGTGCCCTGAACAACGCCTATGCGAAGGCCACCGAAAACGCCGTGCGCACCTACCTGTACAACCTCATCAAGTCCCAGCGCGACGCTGCCGACCACCCGAACAACATCGCGGCCCCGGCCACGTTGGACGCCATGACGCCAGACCAGTGGGCCGGCCTTATCCTTGACGCCGCCGAGGTGATGGACGATCGCAACGCGGCCATGACCCGTCTTGGCGTTTCCAAGGACGTGGCACTGGCCCTTATCAAGCTCAAGGACTCGGGCAACCGGTTCATGGACATTTCCGGCAAGGGCAGCGACACAATCGGCGCTTTCGACCTCACCGGCGTGGTGGGCGACCTCATGCGCGTGCCGGTGTACCTGCTGCCGAAGGCCCCGACCGGCACCGCCGCGTTCATCGACCCGACCGCCGTCACCGTGTGGGAGAGCGGCGGCCCCACCCAGCTTTCCAACACCGACCCCGTGAACATCGTGGACAACTATTCCGTGTACGGATACATGGCCGTGGCCGCAACGTTCACCGACGGCCTGTTGCCTGTCAAGTTCGCTACCGCGTGAAGTGACCATGAACGACGAACAGTTGTTGGCCCAGCTCCGCAACGAAGTGAGCGTTCCCAGCGGCGACGATGAACGACTGACCGCGAAACTGGCCGCCGCAAAGGCGTATGTGGCAAGCGCCGTGGGCGCGGCGTCCATCAAGGACGAAGTGCTGGCCGATTGCATCGTGTCGTGCGCCGCCGACCTGTACAACAGCCGCGACGCCCGGCTGGGCGTCATGGACGTTGGCGACGGCACCACCGAACCGTTCAGAATCTCAACAGACCCGTTGCGTTCGGTGTGGCCGAAACTCAAGGCGGCGGGCGTGAACACCGGCGGGCTGGTGATCGCATGACCGTGAGCGTGCGCGAGGAGCGCGAGGCCCTTATGGACTTGCTCACCGACGCCGCCGGAGACCTCGTGGACGCCGTGACCATCGACGCTCAAGAGGCCCGGCCATTGCCCGGCAAGGCCGTTATGCTGATCGACCCGCCGACGATCACGTTCGAGGGCTACCAGTTCCAAGAGCGCATCTGGACCGTGAACGTGATCGCCGGCACCACCGCCACACAGGTGCAAGCGTTGGACATCATCACGCCCGTGGTCGAAAGACTCTGGGCGCGCAAGGTGAACATGCGAAGCGCGAAGCCTGTCACCTATTCGCTGGCCGGCGTGGGCAACCTCGCGGCCTACGAACTGACCCTTAACCCCTTGGAACTAACCGAAGACTAACCGAAAGGAAACAATCATGGCGAAGGTACGAACGCTTGGCCCCGGCTCGTTGAAGATCGGAGACACCGGCAGCGAACAGGACTTTAGCGCGGACGTGACCAACACCGCGTTGGAGCCGAGCACCGACACCGAAGACCCGGACAACTTCCTTGACGGGCACAGCGAGGGCGGCAGCCAGACCGAGTCTTGGACGCTGACCGGCAGCGTCAAGGAAGACTTCAGCATGGACGGCCTTCAGGTCTGGTGCGCCCGGCACAGCGGCGAGGAACTGCCGTTCACGTTCATTCCGAACACGTCGGGCACCGTCCAATGGAAGGGCAAGGTGACGATTGCCAGCATCCAGATCGGCGGCGACGTGAAGAGCAAGAACGCCAACGACTTCAGCTTTGCCGCAACGGGCGTGACGCCCAGCGCCTACACGCCGTCCGAGGCGTGACGTTTGGCCGGGACGATTGCGGCCGGCGGCAACGGCTCCTTGCAACTGAAGGGCGCGGGCCAGTTGGCGCGAAGCCTGAAGAAAGCCGGCGACGATCTGAAAGACCTCAAGGCCGTGAACCGCGAGGCCGCTTCAATCGTCGCTGGCGAGGCCAAGAAAACGGCCCCGCACGTATCCGGCAGACTATCGCGCACCGTGCGCGCCGGAGCCACCCAGAAAGCCGGCGTGGTGCGCGCCGGCAACAAAGGCAAGGTGCCATATGCCGGCGTCATTAACTACGGCTGGCCCGGCCACAACATCAAGGCGACCTATTTCGCCAACAAGGCCGCGAAGGACACCGAACCGGAATGGACGGCCCTTTACTCTCAGGCCGTCGAAAAGATCATAAACCGCATAACCACAGGAGATTTAAGCAAATGAGCGACACCACCATACCGGCGAACACCCGCGTTCGCTACACCGACGGACACACCGACGAAATCATGGTGACCATGTTCCAACGCACCGCCGCAGAGACCTACGGCAAGGCCCACGGCTGGGGCAGCCTCATGGAGGCCGCCGTCAAGTTCAACGCCTACAGCGCCTATATGCGCTGCCGCCAGACCTCACTTACCGATCTGCCGTTCGACCGGTGGCTGGCAACCGTCGTGAGCATCGAGGACATGGCCAACGACACCGACGACGCTGTGGACATGTTCGGCACCCCGGTGGCCGCCAACGTGAGCGACGGCGAGGAAGAGACTTTCGGCCCTTTCCCCGCTGGGACGCCGACGGCCTGAACGCCTATTCGTGCGTGCTTGCCGCCCGCTTCGGCGGCACCCCGTGGGCGTGGCGTCGCGAGAGCGGGCCTAGCCCGGAGGACTGGGGCACCTGTTTGGAACTGTTGGAAAAGGAACGCGAGGCCGCCGAAGAGGCCGAGCAAGAGGCAAAGGAGGCGAGACGATGAAAAGCGCGATTCTTGCCATTCGCATTATCGGTGACGCCACCAGCGCCGTGGCCGCTATGGACAAGGCCCAGCGCGCAAGCATGTCCTTCAAGGACAAAGTGGGCAAGGCCAGCGTGGCCGCCGGCGCGGCCTTGGCGGCCATCGGCGCTGGTGCCGCGACTTGTGCGAAGGCTGCCGGCGACTTGCAACAGTCGGTTGGCGGCGTCGAAACCGTGTTCGGTGACTCCAGCAAACAGATGCTGGCATGGAGCAAGAACGCGGCCAAGAGCGTGGGCCTGTCCCAGAACGAATACAATGAGTTCGCCACGCTGGTGGGCAGCCAGCTACAGAACTTCGGCATGTCCGCGGAACAGTCGGCAAGCAAGACCAACGAACTTATCGGCTTGGGCGCTGATCTGTCCAGCATGTTCGGCGGCACCACGGCCGCCGCCGTGGACGCGCTATCATCGGCGCTCAAGGGCGAAATGGACCCCATAGAGAAGTACGGCATCAGCCTGAACGACGCCACGCTACAGGCTCAGGCCGCTTCAATGGGATTGGGCGACCTGTACAAGTCGGGCGACCGCAACGCCAAAATGCAAGCCACGCTTGCCGCCATCACCGCCCAGAGCGGCAAGGCCGTGGGCAACTTCGCCCGCGAGGCCGACACCGCGCAAGGCCAGCAACAGCGCATGAACGCCGCCTTCGAGAACGCCAAGGCCGCGTTGGGCGAAGCCCTGTTGCCGTTCCTCACCCAGATGGCCGAGAAACTCGCCAGTGTCGCGACATGGATACAGGCGAACACGTTGTGGCTTGGCCCGCTGGTGGGCGTGATCGCGGCAGTGGCCGCCGTGATCGTCACGCTGAACGCCGCCATGACCGCGTACAGCGTGGTGGCCGGCATAGTGGCCGCTGCGCAGGGTGCCGTTAACTTGGCGTTTCTGCCGGTGGTGGCCGTGATTCTGGCCATCGTGGCCGTTATCGCCGTTCTGGTGATGAACTGGGACAACGTGAAGAAAGTCGCCGGCATCGCCGCCGACTGGATACACGAGAAATGGGACGCCCTGTGTTCGTGGCTCAAAAACGCATGGTCTTCAATCGGTTCGTTTTTCAGTGGCATAGGCGAGGGCATCAAGAACGCCTTCGCCGGGCCTATCAACTGGATAGCAAGCAAGTTCGAGTGGCTGGCCGACAAGGTGCGCGGCGTGTTCGACTGGATTGGCGGCGCATGGAACAAGGTAAGCGGGTGGGTGTCCGGCCTTTTCGGCGCTAAGAAGTCCGTCGCTTCGGCTTCCGCGTCCTATATGGCCCAGCCCATGCGCGCCTATCAGGCTTCGCGCACCATCGACCCCACAGCCACGGCAACACCGTTGCGCGCCCGCGCTTCGGCACCCAGCCTGTTCGCCACCACGGCACCGGCCGGCACGGCTGGGGTGCGTCCGGCCAGCGTGACCGTGAACATAAGCGTGGACGCGCACGGCAACCTTGACAACGACAAGGTGGCCGGCGAGATCGTGGCGAGCCTTGACCGTTGGGCCAAGGTGCGAGGAAGGGAGTTGGCGTTATGAGCGCCGTGAGCAAATGGGGCGACCCGCTGCCGGAGGGCTGCCACATCTTCCTTGACCTTCGCCAACTGCCCGAGGCACAGGACGGCAGCGACGATCTTGTGCCCTTGTCGCCGTTCACAATCGAGTGGGGCGTGGAGAAGCCGTGGGACGAAACCAACCCGGCCGTGCTGAACATCACCTTGATAGATCAGGGCGGCCGTTATTCCAAGAGCGCGAACGGGCTTATAGGCCACCGGCTCACCGTCCGTCCGGCGTGGGAGCTACAGGGCACCTACAACGAAAGCCTCTTGTGCTTCGCCCTGTTCGACGGATACGTGACAGACGTGCAGATGCTCGACCACGACGGCGGCCACAATCGTATCAAGCTCACCGCCTCAGACCGTATCTACATCCTTCGCACCGACCGCCGCAAGGGGCCTAACGACGGCACCGACGCACAACTCGCGCGCGGCTACCAATGGTGGCTACAGGGCCGCGTGGACGCCACGCTGAAACGATGGCTGAACTTCGACGGAATACCAGCCTACGACATCACCTATGACACGTTTTCGACGCCGCCGAAGGCCAGCGACCGGCACAGTTTCATGGACTTCTGCGAACGCAAGGTAACGAGACAGATCGACGGCAAATACAGCTTCGAGGTAGACCGCATGTTTTACATGTCCTACCAAGCAGCCAGCGCCGCAAAAGTGCCACAGCTCCGCGACATACGCGCCTTCTGGAATACCGACGTGATACTTACCGGCCCCACCATCGTGCTGGGCGACGGGTCAACCACCATAAACGACGACTACCGCACCCCGGCAGCGTCACGTATCATCATCGACGCCGACCCCACGTTGGAAAGCGCCGCCGACTATTACACCCAAGTCGAAATGAAATACGCGCACCGAGGATTGACGAATCCCGGCGCGACCGCCGCCGAACAGGCTCAGGCCGCCACCACGTATGAGTTCAACTACGACGGCAGCCGAGTGGCCCAGATCGCCACGCAGACCCGCAACGGCGAAACCTGTCTAAGCATCGAGGCCGAGTGGACGGAATACCCGAGCAACGCGGCCAGCAGCGCCGCAAGCATCGACATGTCAAGAGCCGTGGCAGCTCTGGCTGAAAGCAACAACCGTGTTCGCTTGCCGGAACTCACGTTCAGGGGCGACAAGATGGAGCAACGCCACATGTATTGCCGGCCCGACGTGTACCTGTTCCCCGGTAGCCGGTTCGACGCCAGCGCGCCGGCCACCACCGGCGCGTGGTGCGTGATCGGCGGCACCCTCACCTACGACGTGACCGCGCCTCACTCACGATGGACGCACCGCGTGCATGTCTGGCCTGCACGCAGCCTGAAAACCGGCAAACCGACGTGCGCCGACATGAAGAAACTCACATCGACGGCCACGTTCAAAGAGGCCGACTGGACTCTGGGCGCGCTCCGGCACGTCACCAAGACCGGGACACCACCGGCGGCCGCAAGCAAGGCAATGGCAATGACAATGAGCAAAGAAAGGACGAACGATGGAGACGACGAAGCGTTACCGTCTTCCCTATCCCAGTGACGGCGACCAAGTGCGCGAATTGCCCGACATCATCAGGCAACAGGCCGAAGGCATCGACGAGGCGTTGGCCGGCTTCGACTACGACGGAACCGACCCCAACACGCTCACCGCCCGCGTGGCCGCGCTCGAAAGGCAGTTGGACGCCATCAGAGGCAACACCGTGGTGCTGTACAACAACGACAACACACCCTTCTCAGGTGCCATCACACTATCGGAAAGCGCCGCGAACTTCGAGCGATTGACGATCTGCTTCAAAACCAACGACGGCGTTTTCGGCTCAATGGATGTCGTCAACCCGGACGGAAAGGTAATCGGCCTGACCACATCCTTCTTCCGCAGCACCGCTTACGTATACCTGAAAAACCGGTGCTACAAGATCACCGGGAAAAGCATCAACACATACGCCGTCGGCACAACCGAATGGATAGCCGGCGAACTGAACTGCGTCGGCAACAATCAAGGAAACTTAAAGGACGTGATCGTAATCACTCAGGTCATCGGCACAAGAAAGAACTCGATCATATGAGCGAAGGCGTGATCGTCGCGCTGGTGGGCGTGGGCGGAACCATCGGCGGGGCCGTGGTGACCCAACTGTTCAACGCGGCCAAGAACCGGTTGGAGGCGTACAGGATGGCGCAAGAGATGCAAGCAGACAATCAACTCTTGTGGCAGTGGAACCGCGCGTTGGTTGACCACATCTACAAGGGGCTAGACCCGCCGCCGCCGGAACCACCGGCCGACCTGTTCGACCACGACTAACCAACCATCAATCGAAAGGAGACAAGAGTGTGAGCGACATCAAATGGGTGGGCAGCCCGAACCACTACAACGGGCGCAACGGCTACGTTATCAGTCACATCACGTTGCACATCATGGTGGGATACTTGCGCGGCACAGACAGCGTTTTCCAACGCGCCGGAGGCGCTTCGGCCCACTACGGCATCGGCGGCAACGGCGAGATACACCAGTACGTGAGCGAGAGCGACGGCAGTTGGAGCGACGCGAACTATGCGAGCAACAACAGCACCGTGAGCATCGAACACGAAGGCGGCATGGCCGGCGTGCCTTGCACGCGCGCGTGCATGGACGCTTCGGCCCGCCTGTGCGCCGAGATCGCGCGCCGCCAAGGCTGGGGCCGCCTGTGGCACGACGGGCGCAACGGCAACGTGTGGCTGCACCGGGAGATACCCGGCACAGACCACTACGGGTGCCCCGACAAGGCCGTTAACGGCCTTGACGTGAACTATGTAATCAACAAAGCCAACGAGATATTGGGAGGAACCGACATGACAAGCGCCGGCGACGTTTGGAACTACGGAATCGGTGCCGAAGGCACCCCCGGCAAGGACAATCAACCCGCTTGGGTGCGCCTGAGCTGGATGCACAAGGACACCGCGCGACTGTACGCGCTCCTGAGCCGCACCGACGACGGCGGAACCAAGGACGGCAGCGCCGGCGACATCTACACGCGCGTGTGCTACATCGACAAGCGCGTGAGAGAAATGAGCGCCACCGTCACCGCCCAAGCCGCCGCAATCGAGGCGCTAAGCAAGGCGCTGGGAGCCAACCCGGCCGACATCGCGGCCACCGTGGAAAAGGCCGTTAAAGCCAAACTGGACGCCTTGGACATCACCGTAACCGCCACCAGCAAGAAGGAAGAGTAACCCATGACCAGCAACGAACCCCAGCACGCCGCCGACACCGGTTATAAGCCGGTGTTCAACGACACCGTGCGAACCATCGTCTATGTACTCGGACTTGTGGCCGTGGCCGTCGGTTTCGGCTTCACCAAGTTCGGTGACCCGGCAGTGGGCGACTACATCACCACCGTTGGCGGCCTGATCGCGGCCGGCATGGGCGTGGCCTACAACCCGCTGCGTATGGCCGGCAAGTAGCCATCACACCGCCAGACCGACGCCGGCCACGGCTTCACGTAGCCGGCGTTCGGGCATGGCGACGTAGGCGCGCGTGGTTTCGACCGACGCATGGCCCAGCAGCTTGGAGACCACGTAAATGTCGTGCGTCTGTTCATACGTGCGCGTTGCGTACCGGTGGCGCAGACTGTGGGCCGTGTACCCGTCCGGCAGCAGCGCCGACAGCTTCAGGCCCACCGTTTCGTCGGACGTGTGCCCGCCCATGCGGCCGGGAAAACACCAGCCATTGCACGCCCTGACCTTCGCGGCCAGATCGTCGCCTATCGGCACATACCGTTGTTTGTCGCCCTTGCCGACCACCCGGAGGCTGTAGCCCAGCAGATCGTCCACGACATCATCGCTGTGGCACCGGGCAATCTCGGCGCGACGCAACCCGGCTTCGGCACCCAATTGGAGCATTAGGCGCGTTTCATCGTCGGCGTTCTGGTACGCGGCAAGTATCCATTTGTCGGGGCACGGCTTCGGTGCCGGTTCCACCGGCCTAACCTTCGGCAGCATCAACGCCGGATTATCCGGCCGGCCGCCTATCGACTGATACCACGCGAAGAACGTCCGGCACGTCGCCCGATATCCCTTGCGCGAGTTGTTCGACCACGTTTGCGTGCCGAAATACGCCACCAACTGCCGCCCCGTGACCTTCGCCGGCGAAGCGTTCACGCCCTTGGCAACGTGGCCTATCTCGCACCGTTTCGTCTTGATCGTCTCAGGGCTGAGGCCCGCCGCGCGCTGCACGCCCAGCCACTCGCCTATCGGTTCGCGCCATTCATCGGGCACGACTTGATTGTGGTACGGCATGGCAAACCACCTTTCTACGCCGCCAACACGTAATCTTCAGGTGTAGCGCCATCGCTAAAGGTGTAACCACTTATCCACAGATTTTCGAGGGTGGGTGGCGCCGGGAGCCTTGGGTGTGCCATGGTGTGCCTATGCGCGAGGACGCGGAGGGACCGTGACGGCAATGGCGCATACGAAAAGGAGCGATCATGGCGACATCATTCTCGATGGATACCATCGGATTTCTGCAGGCTATCAACAAGTTGGAGCGGCGATTCGAGGAACTCGTCTCTCCGGAGACTATGCGCAAGGTGTGCGAAGACTATGACAGGGACGGCACGCCCACGCCATGGGATCACCGGCTGTACGCGCTGGCGCGCGACGTATTCGCGTGCGGCAGTTGGACGACGAACCTGTGCGCGGCGGCGATGTCATTCAACGGGCGGCTGGTGGGCGAGTGCCGGAGGTTTCTTCACGGCTGCTCCGAAACGGTGCGCAAGTACGGCATCTCGGTGTGGCTGTACGAGCTGCTGAACGATTCCACGCTGGCTCTGTTTCGCGACGACCCGTCCGATTACATGCCGTCGCTGATTCGTATGACGACCGTCGAGGAACTGATGCGACGGCCTCGCGGCAGGAAGCGGTTCGGCAACCGCAAGCAGCGCGGGCTCGCCATGGAGGAGCATTCGACGCAGATGCACCGGCTGGCGGCATACACCCTGCTCAATTGGGGTGCCGATGAGCGGCGCAGCCTCGACATCGCCCGGATGCTGCTGCTGTACCCCGGCATCGGCATGTGCATGCTGCGCGAGGACGGAGACGTGTTGCGCTTCGGTGCGGCGCCGGACATGCGGTATCGGCGCGTGGTCGACTATCTGCACGAGCGGCGGGCGCAGGCCGATGCGGAATACGAGCTGCATGGCAATCAGTGGATGAGTGAGTATATGGGTCGTCATGACGATGAGGAACCGGCTGTCGGAGAGATTGCGACGGCAGATCGCGACGCGGGCGGATGCTCGTCGAAGCGAGATGGCGTTCGCGGATATGCCGAGGTGGGCGACGAGTCGCTGTGCGACTGCGAGAGCTGCGCCCGCATCGACATGGAGGATAGGCTGGATCTGCTGAAATGCGAGCGGCGATACATGTACGATGTCGTCCGGCTGATTGATGCATACGAGAAGATGTGGGACGATGAACCAATAGATGTCGATGACCGCATGCTCGCGCTGGAACACAATCGGGATGTGCCGGGCGAACCACTATGGCAGGATGTGGCGTTCCTGAACGATCTGGCATACTCGCTGATGGGCGACGTGATGGCCCATGACCTTATCCTCGGATTCGAGCGGCGAGACCGCAAGCGGTTCGACCGAGGTGTCGAGCAGCTGGAACTGCTTACGGAGACGCTCGTCCGGTTCGGTCTGCTGTCATTGCCGATAATCGCGTTCATGAACGGATTCGATGAATTCTCACGGGGACTTGATGACGACTACGCGACGGACGGCACGCTTTACAGTACGTCCGAGGCGGACATACAGCGTCTCACACGCCGTATGCAGAAGCGTCTCGACAAGCTGAGCGAGGAGGAAATGAACGCGAAGGCACATTTGGGCGAGTCCTTGGCGAACATCGTATTGGCACGGTTCCCGGATGAGCGCCTGGCGCGGGGGTGCGCTTTGGCGTTGTTCCGCGGCAATCCGGACCAATATGATGAGGTCGTGGAATCGATGCTGATGCGCCCTGATGACGATCCCGGTGACATGGGCCCCGGCGACGGTGATGATGCGCCCCTTGGCGATGTTCCCAATGACGACGTGCTCAGGAAGCTCGACTTCGATGTCGAGGAACTGGACGACGACCTGGAGCTGGCGATGGCCGTTGACCTGTGA